GGCCTATCCTGGTCTCTAACTGAACTACTAAAAATAAAGTTCAATAAAACTTTCTGATTCTGCTCAGTACATCCGTTTATCATTCCAAATAAAAGTTGCTGTTTGTGCGTAGCAAAGTCTGATTCGACGTACATTTTTTGTAAGCTCTTGTGAGCAGTTAAACCACCATACTTTGCAACAATTGCGTAAACAGCACTTCTTAGATTTGGATTAACCCCCATTCCTCTTTGAGCTTGCTTGAATAATTTCATGGCTTCATTCTTTGCTGGTTTGTATCCAGATAAGCCAGCTTCAGCGAACGCAATACCACGAAGCATGGCGTTATTATTAGTTTCGCCTTTTTTTGGTTTCAGTCCTAGTGATTTCTGGTTCAGTAATTCCGAAAAAATTTGTTTTGTGAAATTTTCAAAATCCTTATCAGCTTTAGTACCAGCTAACATTCTGCGAAGTTGATTGGTCCCCTTGGCTACTTCAGACCAAACAACATAGCTTTGTTCGTTGTTCAGAAACGTGAGAACTTCTAAATAGATTTCGGTAGGCAATCTCCCTGATTTTGCCAATAGAAAAGAGTCACGGACGAGTGCAAGTCTATCTAAAGTACTTAGCTTTTTCTCTTGCATCAGAGGAAGTAATCGAGCTAGTAATGCAATATCGTAATTGATGATTGTTAAACTCGCATCATTATAGTCTAAATTTAAGTATTGTGAAGCAGGATCAATCGCAACCTTTGCAGTCTTTGATTTCATCAACATGGGTGAAAGATATTGATTATCACCTGTTTCGATTAGTAATGGCACTGGCCATAATTCCTTGCCTACCTTCTTATTGGAGAGCTGCTTAAATACTTCTTGCGCTAGATGTAGTTTATTTTTTGATAATTTTGCCGAAATAACAGGAAATCCAGATTTAGTTGTCCAAGTTTTCATTATTTGTCGAACTGGTAAACCTGAAATTTTTTCAAAAGCTTCCCATAAGTGAACTGATGAAGTATTTTTATAAGAATGTTTTTTCAAATACAAACTTAATCCATCGCGAAAGTGATCTTCACCGATATAGTTTGAGAGCATGCGGAGTACACTCGCCCCTTTTGCATAACTAATCGCATCAAATATTTCTGCAATTTCTTCAGGGTGGTTTACAGGAACTTCAATTGGATGAGTGGCGTGCAGACTGTCTTGTTGTAATGCAAACGATTGCTCTTCTAGCACAAACTTAGTCCAGAAATTCCAATCAGGGTAAATTGCATCAACTGTAACGTACGCCATGTAAGTGGCAAAACTTTCATTAAGCCATAGATGTGTCCACCACTCCATTGTCACTAAATTCCCAAACCACTGGTGAACTAGTTCGTGAGCGATTACTTCAGCGACACGCTGTTTTTGTGAAAACGGTGATTGTGATTCATCTACAAGCAGTAAGGTTTCTCGGAAAGTAATTGCTCCCCAATTCTCCATAGCTCCTGCACCAAAGTCTGGCACAGCAATCAAATCTAAAACTGGCATTGGATAAGGAATGCCGAAATAGTCTTCCAAGAAGTCTAGTGCTTTTTTTGTGAACTCTAATGCATATTTGGCCTGCTGTTTTTTCCCAGGAGTTGTATGAACTCTAATCTCCACACCGCGCTTTGATTTAGCTTTGAGGTGCTCTAACTCACCTAAAATGAGAGCTAAAAGATATGTAGACATCTTTGGAGTTGGTTCAAATCTAACAATTTTGTATCCTGGTTTGTGTGGAGAAATTGTTTGCTCGATTGTATTGGATATCACTGTGTGTTCCTTAGGAACAATCACCTCTAAGATAAACCTAGCTTTGTGTGAAGGCTCGTCGAAACATGGAAACATTCGTCGCGCGTCGGTTGCTTCAAATTGCGTGGTCGCTAAATATTGCTCCTTCGCTTTATGTGTATATTTACTACGATACAAACCTCTGAGCTGATCGTTAATTACTCCTTGGAAACTTAAATGCAACCGCGCCTTACCTGAAACTGAACTTGGAAAAGTTAAAAGCACCTCCTCGGATTTCGGATTGTACTTTATTTTTGTAGAATATGAATTTTGTCCTAAAACAAGTTTAGCTTCGGTAATTTTCAACTCAGCAGAATGAAGGCTGAAACTTTTAATTTTCTTTTTGATGTCCAAGTATATTACTTCATTTCCCTCAAAGGTAAAATCAGCCAAATTTGGCTCAATTTGAATAAAGTATTTAGATGGCGTTATGTCTGGATTTAGCCTTGCTTTGTTCTTCTTCATAGAAGTTTTTTGAGAGCTTTAAAATCTTTTTCAATTATTATTTTAAGCTTGGGGTTATACAACGGTGCGGCAGGGTGATAACTAATGAAATATGTCTGACCATTTTCTTGTAACATCGTGCCGTGATGCTGAGCTACTGGAAGCGTTCGGCCTAGAACTGTCTGAACAGCAACATTACCCAACAATACAACCAGCTGTGGTTTAATGATATCAAGTTGAGCGAATAAATGCTTGCGACCATGCTTAATATCTTCAGGCTTTGGAGTGATGTAATTTTTGGGCAAATATTTTACAGCGCTAGTTATGAAAACTTGTTCGCGTTTTTGACCAGCTATTGTAATTAAATTATCTAATACCTTACCTGCCCTACCAATAAAAGGTTTACCGGTGATAGCTTCGTTTTTACCAGGCGCCTCACCTACAAAAACTAATTTGGCACTGGAAGATCCTTCACCTGGGACTAAAACGCCTTTAGAATTCTTTTGGCAAAATTTACATAACAAAACGGCCTTAGCTTCCTTCTCTAATAAAGTTGCTTTAGCCGATTGTGCCATGTTAAGAATTATTGCTTTGCTAAGTTTCGTTGATGCTCAGCTGTGTTTGCTAAGCCGCACTTTTTATACTTTTTATCACACCCACATAAGGGGTTAAACCCTGCCTGCTTGCCTACCCAGCCCATAATGTGGTGTATTACGGGTTCGGTAGGCAGGCAGTGGTTAAAAGCTAGTTTTCAATGTACATATACAGTATAGCAGGTTTTGCCAACACTTGCAAGGGTTAGCCCCTCGTTTTATCCACAGCTGGTAGGCGGTAATGGTACCACCTGTAAATGGTCTTAATATCCAGCTTGCGGCGTAGCCTTTTCTGCATAACTTCTAGTATCTCTCTAAAACTAAGGTTATTGTCGTCTTTTAGGGTTTTTACCAACTTAACTGCCTCAGTGTTCATGGGGCGCCCACCTTTATTTGTAATTTCTGTGTTATTTAGCATAGTAAGTTAAGTATACACCCTTTTGCCAACAGGTGCAAATAAAAACCCCAACTTTTATGTCGGGGTTTTCTATTATAGTCCAGTAGGGGTAATTTTAATGCCAGTGTATTGGCTCTTGTCTTTCAGCGCCTCTACAAAGTCAATTTTATACCTGCTGTCGCTTAGGGTAATGTTGCCCAGTTTTTTAAGCGCAGCGGTGTCTTTTGTCATACCGCTTGGGTCATTGGTAGAAATGAAAAAGTCTACCACGCTGCGGTCTGCTAGTCTGTATGTTACTAGCATGCTAACGCCGTCTTTGGTAAATGTCTTTTCCCATTCCTTGGTCAGCCCATTGGCTAACTGTGCCTGCGTAGGTTCGGTATCGCTTGTAGGGTTGCCCAATACTGCTTTAACCTCGTCTACATTTTTGCCAATTAAACTTGGCACATCAAATGCGTAAGCCTGTGTGGTGCTGCTCTCAGCTTGGGTAGTAGGTTCGGTCTTGCTGCCGTCGCCGTCAAATGCGCCAATGACGCCAAACAGCACAACAACTGCCAACACCCAAAACCACCAGCGCTTGTAAATAGCCTTTTTGGTTGGCTGTGTTTGGTTGTCCATGGTTTATGCCTTAATTGCTTATTTGCCTTAATTATAACACTTTACTATCTGTTGGCAATTAACGACCTTTAAATTGCCTGTATCTCTTTTCCAGTTCTTTGTCATTTAACATTGTGTAAATAAAACTGCTCTGCAAGCTGCTATGCCCTAGTATGTTGCTTACATCAGAATTGCTGCCGCCTTTCTTGATAATGTCATGCCCCATGTGGTGCCTAAAGCTGTGTGGGTTATAGTGGTCAATACCCGCCTTTTCGCAGTACCGCCTCAGCATTTCCGCAAACCCGCCAACCTTTAGCCTAGTGCCAGCCTTTACACCCGTAACAGAAATAAATAGCGCGTCCTTGTCTTTAATCAGCCAATACTTGCTGTTTAACTTTTCGCGCAATGACAACCAATTGCCTATACTCTCGTTGGTTTCCTTTGTCCAAAAAATTTGCCTGTACTGCCGTCTAAACTTTGCCTTTTCGGTGCGTATCACGGCACACATTTTATTTAAGTCAATGTCGTCTAGGTTCAAACTCAGCAGTTCGCCGTTGCGGGCGCCAGTATCCCATAGTAGCTGTATCATGGCGCGGTTCCTATGGTGCCGCGGGTCTTTGCTGTCTTTGCTTAAAATCCCAAGTAGCTTTTTATAGTTTGCCTCGTCTATAACCCGCGGCTGTTTCATTTCGGCATACATTACTGGTATCCATTCGGGGTCAAGCACTTTTGGGTCTTTGCTGTGCCAGTAAGCAAAAAACTTGCGGTAAGCTATAAACTTGCGCACAAAAGTATTGCTATCCCAGCCCAGTTTTATGCAATCGGTTTGGTATTGCTGTATGTCGCCCCAACTAATTGCGGTAATTTCGGGGTCGCGCAAATATAAAGCAAGCAGCCGTAAATCGCCAGTATAGCCACTTACGGTATTATTTTTCACGCTAAAGCCTTTCCATGCGCTAAATTCTTTGATTGCCTCGCTAAATTTCATTTTGCTTAATAAAACACAAAAACCTACTGAGGCAAATCAGTAGGTTTTGTGCGTTCCTTTATTCAACAACGCCTTGCGGCGCAATCGGGGTAAAGGGCGTAAAAAACCCCAATTCCAATTGGAATTACAAAGGCGTATATCTATACAGTCTTTGCGGGGTTATTGTAACACAAAACCGCAGTTTGCCTCAACCTACCTTGTGGTAAGCGACCAATTTAATGGCTGCGGTCAATTATTCAGTTAACAGCATATTCTAATATAAAGCAACCCCTGTGTCAAACCAAAGAAAAAGGCGCCAAACTGGGGTAGTCGGCGCCTTTCATAGCTGGCTTGGGTAGCCTTGGCAGGGTAAACGGTAGGATTTTGTGGGCTTGCGGTTGCTTGCCCAGCGCGGTTTAGCAGGTTTCATTGCATAGTCTATCGCGTGGTTTTCTCATGGTTACACCTCTATGGTCAAAAATTCACGGGTAAGCTGTAAATAATCCTCTTTTTCCAACTGTTGGAATTGGGGTATTATTTTTTCCAGCTCACTATGGCAATGCCTGCAAAGATACAGCAAAGGCGTACTGTCGCCATTCCCAAAAAATCTTTTGGGGAATATATGGTGCTTAGTGCCTTGCGTAATTTCCAAGCATTTCGGGCAAAGTATTTTGCACATTCATTGGTACCCCCTATGTATTGCTAACTAAGTGCATGCAGCAGCACTTAAGCAAAAGGCGCAATACTCTTGCGCCTCTCATTTAACGGTTGCTGTAATCGGTTACAAAGCGGCGCACAAATTCCAGTGCGGTGCTAAAACCAATAAAGATTGCTGGGCGCAGCCATTCGTATGCCCCAAGGTTTACGCTTGGCACAAATTCCTTAAGCGCCTGTTCAAGCGCGACGGTCAGAATTGCACCGCCAACGGTAACAATAAACAAGCGGGCGGTCTTTGCGACGCCTAGCCAGTCAATCTCAAACTTTTCACTTCCTGCTAGTTTCATTTTATTTGTAGTTAATTAGTCTGTAACCGCTAATGCGGCTGTCTGTCTTTGCTATTTTGTCTATTCTGCCTGTACCCCGCCAATCTATGTTGCTGTGGAAATACAGCCATGTGTCGCCATGGTCTGCAATTATGTAGCCCACATGCCCATATTTTGATAAATTGCGGAATACAATTACCGCCCCTACCTTGCCTGTCTTTGAGTTAATTTTTGTACTCTTAGCCAAGCCCTGCACATCAGCCCGCGGCACACCAAAGTGGTTGCGCAGTGATAAAACGCAGGTGCCAGTCCTTTTGCCTACCAAAGTTTGGGCATAAGCAACTAATTGCGCACTCCATTGCTGCTCTGCCTGCTTTTCGGTATAAGCCTTAAGCTGGTCATAGGTTAAGTAACTGCTGTCAGCTGTCGCTGTATGGGTGCTTATTGGGGTTGCCAGCACCACTAGGGCAATAAATGTTAAAATAAATTTCAAACATTTACCCTTTGCCTACCTCAAGCCATACATACCCCCCGTACCCCCTAAACTTTCGGTAGTTAATAATCTAATCGGTTAAGCCTTGGTAAATACCGCGCCGTTTGCCACGGTATACTTTGCAAACTGTTCAGCACTGAGCTGTACAATACTGCTTTCGCTGCCGCCCAAAGCTAAAAAAGTAGCCCAGTCGGTAATAGGCACTAAAGTACCACCGCCAATAGGCAGGTATACTGTGCTGTTGCTTGGGTGCTTGTATCCAATCATGCGTTCGCCTTTCTTTAAATATGGCGCTGGGTCTACCCAGTCAAAGTAGGCTGGGTTCTTAACGCCGTTAATTCTAATCCCAAAGTGGCAATGTTCTGCGGGCGGGTTGCCAGTGTCGCCGCTAGCCCCTGCTATAGCAATATGTTGCCCACGCTTTACTCTCTTAGGGCTGCTGCCGTCATTTTCATAAAGCGGTATTACTATTTGGCTGTTATGTGCGTAAATGCTCATGCCCCAGCTGTGCTTAATCCTTACTGATTGCCCATAACTGCCGTCATTGCCAGCAAAGATAACTTCGCCGTCGTCGCAGGCTAATATCCGTTTATTAGTGTCGCGGGTTCTAAAGTCAATGCCGTTATGTCCTGCCATGCCGTATTTTTTGTAATACTCAGGGCGGGCGCCAAAAGGTTGGGTAACAAACGGGGTTGGCGTATCTACTGGGTAAACCAAATTTATAGGCGCCCCACTGGTTAGCTGCGCATTAACTTTATCCTCGCCAACAATAACCCACATATCCCAGCATGGGGTTGCCCCCTCGCCCTCGTAGTCGTAAGCAATCCAGCCGTAGCCGTCGTCGCCCCAGTTCTCGCCCCAGTTGTTCTTAACTTCAATTGCCCCAATGCCTCTAAAATCGTCGTCATAGCCAGTGCAAACAATTGCGTGGCTGCCTCTGCTGGCTCGCTGTGCTGCCCATGGTATAAAACCGTCGTTTTCGGGATTGTCAAACTGCGTGTACACACTTACGGTAATAAGCACCGTGCCGTGTTCAACCAATGCCTGTTTAAGTTCCTGTAGGTTGCGCACCCGCACAAACCCACCCACCATTGCCCTTTGTATGGCACCCTCTGTTATTTCGTCAGCTGGTGCCTTTATGTAGTCTGCGTGGGTGGGGCTGGGCGGTTTAGAGTTAGAAAAATCCTTATCTAGCACCAAGCCTTTGCCAAATGCAACGCTCAGTGCTAAGCGTGGGTAGGTTCCCTCGTCGTCTGGTCTGCCGTCTAATTCTTTGCACCTGCCATATGTAAATCTGCCACTTAAAACCTCGTCTATATTAAGCAGTCGTTTACGGTGGTATTCGCACGCGCTCTTATTGGCAAATCCAACACAGCTGCCGTACTTTTGCCGTGCCACAGGGCTTTGCTTATCGCGCAGGCTAAACTTGCGCGGCAAACTAGCCACTGGTTCAGCCACGGTAGCATAGAGTATGTCGCGTTCGTCTACAGGGTCTTTAACCGCACCCAACGGGTATAGTTCGTTATCCATGTTTTCAGGTTAATTTGTTAGCCGCTAAAATCACTAAAGATACAACAACAGAAATAACCGCACTGCCAAGCACCGCCAAAATGGCGTACTTGCCTTTAAAATTTTCTCTAAATTGCTCATTAACCCTAATACGGGTTTCGTGGTCGGTGTGTATTTTCTCAGCGTCCTGCTGCATTTTCAACACCTCTGCCTTGTCTATTTTCTCTTGTTCCAAATCCCGCACTCGGTCAGCCACATTGTCCTTTACCTCTTTAATGTCAGCCCTAATGTCTTTAAGCTCTACATTTTTCATTTCGCTTATTTGCCTGCTCAACGCCCGTGTTTCGGCAACTAAGGTTACAATAGCGTCATGGTCGCTTTGTACCGCATGTGGGTATGGTGGCACCTCAGGGGTGCGTCGGTCTTGTTGTGTATCTTCTGCCATGCTTAATTTAGTTAATTTTCCATAGTTTTATGACTTCCTTAGCCTTTGCCACTTTTTCTTGGGTGGTAATTAGGTATTCGTGCCAAAAAAAGTTTGCATTTGGCAAGCCAATTTTTTCCAACAATTCTTTTAAATTTTGGTACTTCAACCCATACCTCGCTACATTCCTTGATAACACAAAATCGTCAATCAAATGGGCAGTATCTACTACTGTGGTTCTTTCTATAACGGTTGGATACATATATTGCATTACCTCGTCTAGTTCCATATCTTCAAGCGGTTTATATAAATCAATGCACCAGTCGCTAAAAATGGTAAACCAATTACATGTTCCAATATTTCTACCGTCGCGCAAAAAATATTTATCGTAACGCCACCTAATAGCCGCCATATCGCTACCTACTTGGAAAACAGTGCTTTTATCTAAAAAGTTAGTAAAATCTATTGTTTCAGGGTGTATTAAGCAGTCGCTGTCAATGTATATATTCCAATCTGCTCTATATTTTTGTGCTAAATCATAGATTTGCAGCTTTTCATAAACCACAGGCATGTGTGGGTATTTGCGCTCTGTAATATCTATAATTTCGGCGCCAATCCTTTTAGCGTAAAACTCTAAGTGCGGGCGCGTTAACGCCCTTAATTCGGGGGCGTAGTTATTTATATTAAGTGTGTAAATTATTTTTTTCATTTTTTTAGAATATAGTTGTTACTACTACTTTCCCATTACCGCCATTGCCAGCTCTGCTACCAGCGGAATTACCCCTTGAGCCGCCGCCACCACCGCCTGGCTGTTGTCCGTCCTCTGCTGCTATTGTTCCATTACCTGCATTACCACCTTTCCCACCAAAGGGGCTTACACCGCCTAAACAAGTTGATACTGTTGTGGCACCTGCACCGCCACCACCACCACCACCGTAAACACTAACCCCACCATTCCCGCTTGCACCGCCACCACCACCACCAAACACGCTACTGCCTGGGGTTTGTGTGCTATCTGCACCGCCACCACCACCAGTAGTGCTATTCCCTGCGTTCATACCATTGCCAGCGTTAGCACCTAATCCATAACCAGACGGGTGGGTAAAGGTTGCATTATTTGGTATATTGGGTGCGCCCCCTAAACCACCATTACCACCAATACCACTACCACCGACGCCGCCGCCCTCGCCAGCACCATACATGCCACCGCCGCCGCCTTGCCCGTCTGCAACGCCCTCTCGTCCACGCCCGCCGCCATATCCTGTAACTAGGGTTGCACCACTACCAAAAGTAGAGCTGGCGCCGTTGTTTCCTGCTGCCCCGTTAGTTGAGCCACCGCCGCCACCTTGCGCTACTGAGATACTTTCTGTTGAGCCTAGTTCAGACGCTTTAAAAACTTTCTTAAAATATGCACCGCCACCGCCGCCACCGCCGCCAGTAGCGTTAGCACCATTACCACCGCCGCCACCGCTACCCCAAACTTCAACAATAACAACACTATTTGCACCTGTACCTGTAGGCTTGTTCCAAGTTCCAGCCCCAACGGCTTCAAAAATTTGCATATTACTACCACCCTGCACAACTGCTGGGTTCGTAAGAAAAGCTCGCAAATCTTTATAGATATAAGATTGCCCAGCAGTATCAGTATCATAAATACCTGTCGCTGTTGTTCGGTGGTAGATATAGCAAATTGGTATAGTATTATTTACAAGTGCTGGTGCGCTTGGGCTGGCTGCCTCTGCCCCATTTGCGATTGTAATAGTTCCAGCACTATCAATATAAACCAAGTCAATGCGTGGGTTAACAGTTGGCGCTGTCATTGTTGGGCTATTCCCCCCTGCATATTCAACTTTCGTCTGTCCTATAAATCCTAGTCCAGCCTCAATTTTTATTGTCATATTTGGGCTAGATTGTGCAGACGGGTACAAAAAACTTGACGCGCTGGCGTCTTGTCTTAAATTATTGTATTGTGCGGCTGTGGCTGTATCGCCTGCCGCTACTGCGCTGCTTTTCATATAGTTTTATTTAATTTACTGTTATTACTAATTCTATTGTGGTATCTTCGCCACTTGCCTTTACATAAGGGCTGCTAAACAATGCGTGGTTCCACATTTGCCCGCTGCCTAAGGTTGCGCTACCGCCAATAAATGTACCCATTTCGTTATAAGTGTTATTAGCTACCGTGCCGTCAGCTAGGAAAAATCGCAGTGTAAGCACATTATTAGCAATCGTATATGCAGGGCTGCCTGCCCGCACTACAGCAGTGTTTAAGTCTGTATCAGCATTGGTTGGTGCTGTTGCGCTGGTTCCCATTTCCACATAACCAACTGCCAAGTCGTAAGTAGTCAGCCCTGCCAGTCTTTGGCAAATCAGATTGCGCCCGTGATTGCTGCTGCTTACTACCAAATTGTCTGTTACCGCACCAATGCCTAAAAAGTTTTCATTCAGTATTACCTCTGCCTTGCTTTCTAATTGCACCCACTTGCGCTGCAACCTCTTTGCAAAAGGAACTAACCAGTTAAAGCCTAGTTGGTCAACAGCAAACCACGCCCACGCCTCGCGCTTTTTTATAATGTTGGCTTTACTAAACAATGGCTGCACTTTATCTACAGTTCCCTTGCGGTAACGCTTAGCGTAAAATTTGCCAGTAATGCCTTTTAAGTTTTCGGGTATTATATGTTTCATAGTTTTAACTCCATGTGCCAAAATTCCAGTCAAAATCATTGGCAGCTACCCCCCACTTGTATGGCGGGCTTGTTTTAGTTGCGGTAACGCTCGTTTCCACTAGGGTTACGGTTTCAGGAAATACCTCAAGGCGCTGTATAACTTCGTCGTCTGCCACGCTAATGTTTTGGCGGTCTTTACTTAGCAATCCAACCATAATGTCAGCAAAGGTAAGTTCGCCACTTGCCAAAAACTTAACCGTGTATTCTAGGGTGCCGTAATTGTTTGCCCGTGCAGTAATGCGGTTAATCTTAAAGTAGCTATCAACACCAAACAGGGCGCTGTTAACTCGGATATATTGCCCAGTTTTTAGCCCTGTCTGCGTGGTTCTAAACCCGCCACTATATGCCCCGTCTGCCCATTTAGTCAGCTCAGCCTTTGCACGGGTATGTGCCTCGTCAATACTTTCAATGGTTTTGTCTACTATTAAGCCTTGGTACTCGCCGTAAGTAGATATACTGATTTGGTCGCGCACCTTGGCAATAAGCGGTATGTGGGCGTCGCCAAATACTTTAACAATCTGCCCTGCGGTTGGCTTGCTTGCCTCAGGGAATTTAATAGCCTTTTCGGTGTAGTTGTATAAACAGTCAAAGCTAGCAGGGTTGTCTATGTTGTCTATGCCCACGGTCTTGGCTACGCCTGCTACCGTAACCTCAACATTGCTGTAGCGGTAAATTTGGGTAAACACGCGCTGGTTGCCGTCTGCCTCGTACAAGTCAGGGGTAGTGGTATCAGTTAAGTTGTTCAAGTATTCCCCACCTCTAATAATTACGCTGTTGCGCAGCTCTATAATGTTTTGGTCAAAGTTCAGGCTATCACTAATGACCTTGCCGTTATCGTCCTCTACATCAAATGGCGCGGCATTGTTGCTTACATTAAAAAAGTGTATGTCGCCGTCATAATCTATGTACCAGTCATAGCCAATCAAATCAGCCAATTTTTGCAAACACTTGCTAGGTTGTTCGTAATTAAAGCGCACGCTGTCTATGGTCGGTAAGCCAGTTTCAACATTCGCGGTGGTAAACCCGCTGGTAAAGGTGCTAACAATGTCAGCCACAATATCGTCTATCGCCTCATTGTTGTAAGCCTTGCTAACCAGTGTTTTATCAAACTCATGCACCAAGTCCTTGCAAACAAATGAGTAACCTTTAAGCACGCCGCCAATAACCAAACTGCGACGGTCAACTATAGTACCCTCAAAAATCTTTACCGCGTCCTCAAGCAGCTGCACTGTAGCCCCCACTGCTGGTATGGTCTTGCTGGGCGTTTCCTTTATGTTAAAAGCCAAGGTATCAGGCTCTTTAGTAAGCCCCTCGTCCTTGGTAACGCTTTTCCAGTCAACCCAACTGCTGCGGTCAACGGTGTTAATTTTTAATACTAAAGCCATTGGTTAAATCCTTATTTGTTGCTTAATAACGCCAGCTAAAATGTCGCCAAAATAGTCTGCTTGCTCTCGGCTGGTCATAAAGGTACCCTGCAAAACCACGGTTAAACCGCTACCGCCACCTAAGCCGTATTTATCTGCTTTGCTCAAAGGTATAACCGCCTCAGCGCCCGCCTCGCCAATCATTGCAATAGTAGGTTTGGTAACAATCCCACCCTGTGCCAAGTAAGGTATGTTAGGAATTTGCGGGGCGTTGATTTTAACAATCCCAGCAGCTTTGCTTGCTACTGAGTTTACTTTGTTTATAAAGCTGTTAATCTTGTCTATTAAAAAGTTGATACTGCCAGTAACAATTGATTTTATGCTATCCCACACGCCTGCCACTTTGTTTTTTATCCCATTCCACATTGCGTCTGAGGCTGCTGTATAAGCCGCACTAAAACCATTGGCAATAGCAAGTATAATTTCATAACCAGCCTGTATGCCTGCTTTCATCTCGTTAAATTTGCCAATTACGGCGGTAGTGATTGCGTTCCAAACCGCTATGGTCGCATTTTTCAAGGTTTCCCAATGGGTAACAATTAAAACAATTACGCCAATTAAGCCAGTCAAAGGAATTAACAAAATCTGTATGGCGGTTTGTACAAAGTTTGGTAATGAGTTCCACACCTCAAGCGTTTTTTCCTTTACCCAATCCCAGTGTTTAATAACCAAAACAATGCCAGCTACCAATGCTGCCACTGCAACAATGACTATGCCTATAGGGTTGGCAGCCAAAAACATCAAGGCGGTGCCTAGCGCGGTAACACCGCTAATAACAGCGGGAATAATAAGCCCAATTGCGCCTAGCGCGGTAACAAGTGCCGCAACACCTGCGCCAACGGCTAATATAGTAGAAATAAGTTTAGGGTTTTCGCTTGACCAGTTAACAACCTTTTCAATAATCGGGGTAATGTAAGTAACCAACTGCGTCAGTGCTGGCAGTAATGCCGCCCCTATGTTTTCGCTAATGTTGCCCAGCTGTACCTGCAACTTAGCCATGCTACCCTCTACTGTTTGGCTGGCAACCTCGTTGGTGTATTTCAAGTTTTGTGCCAATCCCTCTTGCAATGCCGCAACCCGTTCGCTTTCGGTTCCAAACTGTATGAGCTTACGCTGTGCCTCGGTAAATCTAATTCCGCTTTTTTCAAGCACGCCAAATTGACCATTAAGGGCTTTCGCCATAATGTTTGCTGTTTGGGTCAATTCCTCAGCCCCCGCATTTACGCCAAATTGGTTAACGGCTAAGTCAGCCATGCTGCTGCCCAGCTTTGTTACCATGTCAGTGCTTAAGCCAAAAGTCTGCAACTGCGCCAAGCCAGTAGCTATTGCGTCGCCGTCTAGTACGCCTTTGCGTTCAAGCTCATTACTCAAGGCTTTCATTGCCTCTAACTGCTCGCGGGTTCCTTTGGCAACCTGCAATGTGGCATGCTCTAATTGCTTTTGGGCTTTTTCTGCCTCGGCATAATCTTTAATAGACTTGTACGCTACAGCACCAATTGCACCCAACGCAGCAGTACCCGCAACAGTCATTGTTTTAAAAGCTGGTTGCAGGTTATTTATGCTGCCGCTAATTTTGCCCATTGCGGCGCTTGCCTCGTCTTTTACTCTAACTAATATGCTAATGTCTGTTTCAGCCATAGCGTTGGTGCTTAATTATTCTTGTTTCCCGCACCCTCTGCTTGCAGCATGCTGGTAATTATGTCCAGCCAGTAAGCGGGTTGGTCTAGGTACTGTTCGCGTGTCCAGCCGTACTCTTTGCAAATAAGGGCAGCTAGCATATCTTGTGTTAGTTCTGCTCGGCTGCCCTTAAAGTACCGTTTCCACAGGTAAGCGGTGTATTCTATTTCGTCTGGGCTAAAAAACCCGTGTCTGCCTTTCCTGCCTCTGCTACCGCAAAGTCATATTCAGCAGGGCTTGCGTCTAGCAACAATTCAACTGGGGTTTCGGTGTTACCGTCATAGCTAATAACCGCCAATTCCAGCAGCTTGCGCTCTGCAATCTCTACAATTTCCCCGTTAAGTTCGCCAACCTCGGCTGTGCCGCCTTGCGGGCTAACTTTCAGGTTCTTTAGGTAAATGCCGCGCAATTCGTTGCGCTGTCGTGCGGTAAAAAATTTACGCAATACCAGTGTTTTTTTAGAGGGGGTTTCAAGCGTGATTGTATTTTCTGTGTCCATTGGTTTATGCCTTAATTATTTTTATTAGTAGCTAGCCACTGCGTTGGTAACAACGGCAGTAATCATTTTGCTGTCTGTAGTGTCGTAGTGTGCTGTAAACTGTGCGCTTTCAATCATAATGTCGTGCAGCTTAACTGGGGTGCTGTGTTCGCTAAATACGCACTTGTGCAAGTCAATACGCACTTGCGGGTTTGCTGCGCTACCAATCGTTACATCAGTGTTAATCATGTCTAAGCGCAAAGCCTTTTTGGTGCCAGCTAGGCTAGGTGTCTTTATGGTAGCCTCGCTATCCCAAATAGCCTCAAGTTCGCCGCTAATTGCCAATTGCTTGTTCAAAAAGTCAGCAGGGGCTACTGAGCCAAGCACCCAGTCAGGCTCAAGGTTGCTTTCAATTTTCAGCTTTAGGCTCTTAATAACAGTTGCGCTGGCAGCGGTTAATCCGCTTTGTGCGCTAGCCATTTTAAACACAACATGCTGCGGTAAAAAGCGGTTTTCGGTAGTGTTGCTTGGGGTCAATGTTGCGGTAGCGCCCTTTTTAGCCTTAAAGGTAACGCTGTATTCAAGGTATTTGCCCTGTTCGTAGTTAATTTCAAGGCTTTCAATACAGCCCAATGCGTGCTTGTAGTCCTGCCCTGCAAGCGGGTCATTCTTAAACAAGCTAATGGCTTGGTGCTGTGCGCTTTGTGCCACGGTAATGGTGTGGTCTTTAATTGACGCGTCGCTGTCTGCGTTGTCGCCAGTGCTTAATGAGCCAAGCACGCCCAATAAAATCAAAGCAAAATGCTTATCGCCAATCGGCGCTTTGTAAGTAACCTCAGCCCACTGGCGGGTAATATCCTCGCCTTGGCTTGCCTCAATGACGCCTAGGGTCTGCTCGTTAATAACCCTTTCGTCTTTTTCCAGCACATTAAACTCGTCGGTTTGCAGCCAGTAAGTCGCTGTGCTTTCGGCAGTGCCTCGGACGGTTTCCTTGGCAATACCAATTTGTAGTAATTTTCCAATTCCTTTGCTCATAAGTTTGTAGTTAGTTAATGCTAATTGCTAAACTTCTTTTCTCTCTTTTTCCCAAATTTCTTGTGCCTCAGCCGCACTGCTTGCTTGCACTGTTAGGGGTTCGTATTTCCCCTCGCCTGCAAAATGGTATTCCTCTTTACCGCTTTGCTTTGTAGCAGCTTTGTTTTGGGTATCCTCAGGCTGCATGGCTTTGTTTTTTGCGTCTTTAATCATGGTTATTTGTTTAATGTTTAAAAGGTTAATGTGGCTAATGCCTTAACTCTCAGCGTTACCTCAAACCAAATGTATGTGCGGTCAGGGGTGGTCAGTGCTTGCGGTTCGCTGCTTGCTGGCTCTATTGCCCCGTTTGCCACCCCGCCAAGGGTAGGGTCGTTATCAAACAGGTTAATAATTGCCTCTACCAAGTCCTCAACCTCTGTTGCATTGGCTATGTTATCGCCTCGCATAACCACAGTGATTTTAAAAGTGTAGGTTCGCATGTTATCGCGGTTGGTTTCCGCATAACTACTAATTGAGGGGGTGGTAACAACCGCCAGCGGGTAGGTGCCAGTGTCGCGGTTAATCGGGTCTATAGTAAAGTCGTCTATTACCACCTCGCCTAAGCTCGCAGGCACCAAAGTATCAAGGCTTGTTTTTATTGCGTTTTTAATGTCTGCGCTTTTGCTCATAATGGCTTAGTTAGTAATTGCTTTGGCTATTTGGTCAGCCACACTCTGTATATGCTCTTGGGTTTCGGGCTTGCCCGCTTTTGCTATTCTCGGCATAAAGGCGTTTGGTCTAATTCGGCTGGTACCCTCATGCACATACTCTGCGTAAAACACTGTCGGTTTAATGCTGCCCTCTAATTTCCCTGCGCTTGCCAGCCTAATACCTGTGCTAAAGCTGTTCAGCAACATGCCTGTACGGCGGTTGCGTGGCAGTTTAAATTGCAGGTTGTCGTCGGTAGCCTCTTTGTGCAGGGTTGCCAGTATTGCGTTAATCCCTCGCGCCAGTATGGGGTTGGCTCGTTCGGGGTAGTTTTTCATTCCCGCAACTATGGCGTCTAAACCCTCAATGTCGTACTCAATCATACAAACTCAGGTAGCCTACGGTAGCGGTCTAAAATCTGCTGGTCTGCTTTTTCCAAATCACTGCGCCACTGTATGCTTGCGTTCGCTATCCCCTCGCTACTCTTGCCCTCAGCCTCTCTGCGTTTCCAGTATTTCGTTACCAACCTTTCTGCTAAGTCAGTTAAGTCAGCAGGTAGGGTATGGCTACTGGTTCCAAACTCGTTAAAGTCAATCAAGTAGCCGCCAACATAAGTAACCCGCACGCTGTTAACACCTCTGCCTAAACCGCCCCATACTTTAATTAGTCCACTCTTGCCGTCGCCAATAATCTCATACAAGCTGGTGTCTAAAGTAGTCCATGTTCGGTTGCTGCCAATGCCAGTGCTATATTGCACGCTCGTTACGCTAATCAAAGGGATTTGTTTAACGGGTATCATATCTGTTGCGCCCCGTATTTCGTGTACCTCGCTTGTTACGGTTCCCCGCAAAAACCTGCGTCCAGTTTCGCCCTCTATTAAATCCGTTACGGCGTTAATGAGCCTAAGCAGCTGGGTGTCATTGGCACTAACCGTAATGCCTAGTCGGGTTTTAACCCGTGCCACAGTGGTTAATGCGTATGTGTAAATTTGTTCAGCCATAATTTTGTCGTGTTAATTCCCGTTAGGGGCAGGTGTTTCGTGCCGTTTATGCACCCGCAATTATTCGGGGGTTGCCGCAAACAGCGGGGGCTTAAACCAAAGGCGGCACCAACCCCCAGCTTGAGCAGCCGCTACACACCCCAAACAAGTCAGGGTGTGGTAGCCAGTGCTAAAGCCTAGTTAGCAGGCTTGTTGTAGCCGTTGCCTAGCAACACGGTAGCTGCACATGGGCAGCTAGGGGTTGTACCAGCCAAAGTAGCTACTACACGGATATAGCGGTCAACGCTAGTACCCAAGCCTTCAACGCGGATAACTTTAGTGTCGTTGTCAGCAGTAACAACTGCTGTGGCACCGCTTACATCAGCAAATGTGCTGTTGTCTGCGCTGTCTTGCACTTTAAAGTTGTAGGTTTCATCTCCTGTGGTTAAGTCAATGTCGCCTGCGTTAATTACAATCATTGCGCTGTTGTAGCCCAAGGTGTCTACACCAGTACCGTTAGCACTTGCGGTGCGCACAGCTGGTACCAAAGACACAACAGCTTTGATTGCGTCGTATACACTTTTCATTTTTTACGCCTTTCGTGAGCGTCGGGCTTTTGGCTTGACAACCTGCTCAACCTCGGCAGTTTCCTGCTCGCCAGTGGTCGCTGGTTCGGTTTCCGCTGCGCTGCTTTCTACAATGGGCGTATATTCCTTGTAGTCGGCAGTGTCAAAAGCCTTAATCTCGTCGTCGCTAAGAAAATCAATGACTGCGCCTTTTTCAAAGCGGCTGCCACGGATACTAAGCGGTCTTAATAATTCAATAGTCATACGCCGTTAACATTCTTAATTTTCAAATCCCTTTGGGGTAGCAGCTGTGCAACCAACCCCTACCCCAACGGGTTTATATTCTTATCTAGGTTTAGCTAGCAGCAGTCTTTGCAACCACAAATGCGGCAGGCAAAGCTACAGTTACAGCGTGGCGGTGCTTAAACACCATTCCAGCTTGGTCAGCAAGAGCAATTTCCTTGCCACCAAAGCTACCGCTAGTGTGCTTGGCAATAGCCATTTCGCCGCGGTCGCCGTATGCCAAAGCCTTTAAGTTGCCAAAAATGGCAAACTTGGTGCTTACAGCAGTAGCGCTGTTAGCAGGCAAGTGGCGGGTAGTAAACACTGGGTAGCCTAGAATTTCCCCAACTGGGCGGGTACCGCCAACATTACCAGCGTAATTAGCAAGCAATGCTGCGCTGGGTGCGCCAGCCATAGGCAATACATAGTTGCCAGCAGTGTCTTTCTTCATGCGTACCTTTGCCCAAACGGTGCGGTTCATGTAAAACGCAGCGCCGTCAAGCATGCTTTCGTCAAGGTTAGCAATCATGTCGCTAGCCTCGTCTAAAGTAAATTCAGCAAAGGTGTCGTTACCAGTAGCAAAAGTGTGTACGGTAACATCAGGGTGGTTAAGTACACCTACAAATGGGGTACCTGCACCAGCCAAGCCCTCTTTATCAACGCGGTTAGCCAAAGCCTCGCCAGCAAGTGCCAGCAACCAATCGGCTAATTCAACGCTGGCGTCTGCAAGCAAGTCATTGCCTACAACAAACGCAACTTGCCACTTTTTAGCAACAAGGCTTGCGCTGTCAAAGGTAATAGCTGTTGGAGTACCAGCGGCGTCAACGCCAAGGTATTCGCCCTCTAAAAAGCTGCCAGTGTAAGCAGGAATATCAAGCTGGTCAGTGTTCATAGTCCACTTAGTAGCTTGGTTCATAACTACACCAACGCTAGCCGCAATGCGTACAATAGCGTTTGCAACTTCGGTAGCTACCAAGTAACCACCGCGGCTGTCCTG